TTAAACCTTTCTCAGTTGTAAGGTTTAATTGCACTCGAGTTGCCACACTTCCGGAATAGGTTGCAGCACTGCAATCACTGTCACCAAAACCAGCAAACGGTAAAACAGTCATAGACGAAGGTAACGGTCCACCTGACGCAGATTCAAATGCTTGGAGTTGTGTACCGGAAGCTCCTAGCGTTAACGAAAGATTGGTTGCTTGAACTCTGCCAGCACGAGCCAACCAGTCCGAACATTCAATAATTGCCGTAGATAAACCTGTGTTGCCGGGCGAATCCTGAAACGACACACCTTGAACAAAAAAAATCTGATTAAAAAAACTTCCTGACTTTAAACTAATTTCGTCGTTTAAAGTGAAACCGCTTATTTGGTCTGAGTCGTTAATAATTTGGATGGACAAGATTTGCCCGTCGTAATCATCTAAATAGTTTCGGCGACCAACCATCACATCAAAACCTTGAACGATGCTTGTAAAAGTTGTGGCAGTCGTTTCGTTTTTTAACGCCCAAACAGTTTTTGCCATTACATTGCCCGTGTGTTAATTGGGACAGGCCCTACTTGACGAACATAATGTTGCAACGCTCGAACGATTGCGTTTGGGTCTCCGCCGTTGACATTGACGGTGATGTTTGCACCGCCACCACCAAAGCCCATACTGTCCATTTTTGACAACGGTATGACAGCTTCAGGGCCAGCTTCTCCAATCATGGCAAGAGTCGGGCCGCCTGTCACGATTCCGCCCTGAGCAAGCATCGGAATATCTGGTACATCAAAACCTTTGCCACCAATAACAGGAATCCAACTAGGGGTTGTAAAAGACAGTTTGCCGACCGTGTTATTCCACAGCCAAGCAACCGATCGAAACGCTGCCTTAAATGGGGCTGTAATCACATCAGCAACGAAGCCCATGTAGGCCTTGATGCCGTTGTAAACAATGCTGAAAGCGTCAAGAATGTAATCCTTAAAATACAGGACTGCGCCGACAGCGATACCGGCTGGCCCGAAAATGCCGAGCAACAAAGGTCGGAACTGCTCAAACTTTACATACACGATTGCGATACCTGTTGCCAACAAACCGAGAGCAAGAACAATTGCACCAATCGGGTTGAGGGCCATAGCGATATTCATTGCGACGATTGACGCTGTGAGACCAACAATGGCAGCTCCAGCGATTTTGACCAGATCAGGGTTCTCTTGCGCCCATGTAGCGAACTTCATCAAGTATGGAATGAGTGCTTGTAAAGCAGGCATAACAGCTGCACCGATTGACTCTTTCAGTTCACCCATTTGGATGTTGAGGTTCTTCATACTGCCCTGCGTCGTGTTGGCAGCGACTGAGGCTTGACCTTCAAAGGTTTTGCCGAGAGCTGCAAACACTTCGTCGGCTGACGCACCGCTTTTGATCAGTTCGGCGAGTGCTGGGTCAAGTTTTCTCAGTGCGGTAAAATTCCCGTTATACGCTTTTGAAAGTGCGTCGGAAACTGCGCCCAAGTCTTTTCCTGTACCGGCTGAGATGTCAAGTGCAAGGTTGAGCAAGTTTTGAGCTTGGTTGACATCTCTTGTTCCTCGAACAAGCGAAGAGAGTGCGGGCCGTAGTTCGTCGTCTGCAACTGCTGCAGCTCTGGAGGTTTGGGTGATGAAGTCCTCAACTGACGCAACTTGTGCGTCGGTTGCTTTTGTCGTGTTTCGTAAAGTGGTCGCAAGTTTTTGGGCTGCATCATCATCTTCTGCAAACGCTTTTGCTGCATCAAAAGCGAACGCTCCCATAGCTGCAAGAGCGAGCCCTGCCGGGACTGCAGCCTTCTTGATCGCAAACGCTGCCTTCTGTCCTTTGGTCTCCAGCTTCTTAAAGTCGGCAATCGCCTTGTCAATGCCTTTCGGATTCCACTCTGAAATGATCGGGAGGTTAATTGCCATTATTTCAACGCCTTTTCCGCATCACGCATGAACTGGTCAATGATTGGCTGTAACGCTTTTTGAGCGTCTGCAGCCATTGACTCAACATCTTTCCACATGTAACGCGAAGGTGAACCGATACGATCAAGCGCACTTGAGAAATTAGGTCTGCGATACTTGGGTTCTCGGCGCGACTTCGTTCCGCCAGCCTTGCCAGCCATGTCCGTGATCGCAACAGGTGCGCCCTTAGTGACGACACGAACGACTGCAATCTGTTCAGCTCCGTCGGTGACAGATCCTTTTCTAGGCTTGCGAGTGTTCAAAGAGATCTGAACCTTCTTGACACCAGACCAACCTGTGCGACCGTTGTGAGCCATCCCGCTTAAAGGTGGCGACTGTGGTACTCGAGCGTTGATTGCGTCAACGAGAGGCTTCGCAGCTTCTTTCGTGTCTTTCAATAATGTCCGACGCATTGCAGGGTTTAATTTCTGCATTTTCTTTAACGCGTCTTGCAGACCGTAAGTATCAAGTCTCACATCTGCTGCCATTATTTTTTTCGTCTCTGCTCATTGATGATCTGGACGCAAGTCGCCAAATCGTCTTGTTCGAATGTTATGTTCGGAGGCCAGAATCCCGTTGCAACAAGCAGCTCTGCTAGTTGCTTCCGGTGGCCTCCTGCGTAGGGACTGCTGTCGCAGTCTCCACGACTTCCAAATCTTCAAGCTTCTTCACAAACTCATCAAAGGAAATCGGCACCTGATGGCCTTGTTGCTTACTGGCCTCATAGGCCATGTATGCAAGATCTTCCATACCGATTCCACTTGACAGATCAGATGCTCGTCTTTTCATTTTGCGTTCCCACAAAACAATGACAAACAAGTTTGTCACTACTTCGTACGATTCGCCTTCATACAATTTCACTTTAAGAGTGAGTTTCATGTGTTCTCCTTAGTCGGGATCGGATTACTGGATTATGGGGTGACGATGTCGCGTCCGTAAGTTCCGCCCATGAAGACGGCCTCAACGACTGACAGTTCGCCGACGGTCGCGTTGATCGGCGTGACGGTTTCTAAGTAGCAACCAGTGAGCGTGTATTCAGGATTCGATGCTGACTCAGTTGTTCCAGACGGGCTGATGACGATCGTGGAAGCGACACCGAACAAAGTGTTCAAGTAGGTTTCGACTTCGGTTGTTCCGTAACCTTGGAACAAAGTCAAGGTCAACTCATTACTGAACAACCCTGCCGTGTAGGTGCGGGATGTCGAACCGAAGCTCGTATTTTCCAAAGCCTCGGCGGTCAAAGTCAATACCGCTGCAGAACAGTTACTGGTGAGCGAGATCGCTGAAGGGGAAGTCACATTGACGGTTGGGTTTGATAAGTATGTTGTGGGCATTGTTTGTCCTTTTATCTGCGGCTTGAGCCGATTCTAATGGTGAGGTCGTATGCAGGAAGATCTTGCGATCCGATCTGAGCGACTGTAGGCCGTCCAGATACAACTGCGAGAGAAGAGTTCATGAGCTGGTCAACGACTCCAAGTATGTTGTCCGTAGTGTCTTGGTTGCCGGGTGGCGCACCCAACACTCGGAGATCAATTGTGATGTCCGCTGTTTGGTTATTGAACGCAGTGAAAACAGGAAGCTCAATGAATACAGTGAGAGGTCGAGCGTTCCGAGGATCAGTGACTGGCTTAAGGCCGAGAGCTGTGATCGTCGCCGAGACAGCATTGATCGCGTCTGTGAAGATGCCTGCCATCTCATGCCACTTGCGATCTCTTGATGCCGAGGAGCTGATTGATTCGGCCCATTGAAGCGACTGGTGCGCTGATGCTCATGTCTTGGAAACTGGCAAAGGAGTCAATACTTCCGCGTTCGCGGTACAGGCTCGCAGCCATGAGCACGACTCCAGCTTTGACGGCAGCATCAGGGACGCTGGTCAGTGAGTCATGGTATCCGGCCTGAACTCTGCGTCGAAATGACCATGCATTCGAAGCGTTAACTGATGAAGTCATAAAAGCGGTGTCATTGGCGGTCGCTCCGCTAATTCCGAGAAATTCGGTCAGATCCGCAACATTTATCCATGTGCAAGTCTGTGTCCAGACGAGCGAGCCGACAGGATCTGCAGCTGAACGCTCAAGGTCGTCGCCGACATCTTGAAAGAGCAACTGGTTCGGAATGATGACATCCGAGTCGAAGATGTAGTCGCCTTCTTCGTCAACATCAACCAAATAGTAGGTCGGTACAGCGAACACGATGTGTGTGCCGTTGAGACCATGTCCGAGGCCTGTCAGTGTGATTGATTGTCCGACAGCGATGTCGGTGTTTTCAAGAGTCTGAACGACGGCGACATTTGACAGACGCTGGTGATGCGTGACTGTAAAGGTTGCCATCGTTCAGATCTCTCTACTCGTCTAGTCGGTTCAGGCTCGCTTGACAAACTTCGTCGCGTCAATCATGACAGACGAGAAGTAGCCTCGGAACTTGATAACTCGACCGAGCGCGCCGTCTGCAAGTTCAACACTGACAGCTCCGCGCTGTTGTTCCCAGCATTCGAAGCCAGTGCTGTCACCGACATAAAGGTTCTTTCCGCCTGCAGCGACTAAGTTGCGGTCAACAACGAGCGACAAGCCGAAAGCGTTGCCGTTAAAGGTTGAGGCCGATGCGCCGGTACCGACTGCGTTTTGTGGGCCAACATTCGGGAACAACGGACGACCAGCATCGTCCACAAGTGCGCCGAGCGACGCGTAATACGCGGGCGACATCACGAGCACATTGGGCAGGTTGCCGTTCGAGTTGGTCAAGATTTGCTCTGCTGAGTTGTAGATGAACGAAACCCAGTCGGCAGGTGTTGATCCTGAGGTCAATGCTTCGGTCTGGGTGACTCCTGCTTCGAATGTTGCACAAGCTGCGACATCGGTTGCGTTTGCGTAGATGCGTGCCATGTCGTCAATCAATGCACCGAGAACTTCGGGCGAAGTGAAGTCCATTGACTCTTCGGACAGGTTGACATATCCGCCGTAGAGGGCCTTCGTGATTTGGATGTCGTCCACGACGAAAGTGCCTTGATCGAGTGCGACGAGTTCGCCGTTGGATGCGCCGATGGTCGTGTGTGTGGTGACTTTTGGACGGATGAAGACCTTGCCGGATGCGGGCATCTGGCGGACTCCCATTGCAGTGATCAATGGGCGATAATTGGGTACAAACGAGTTGTAGATCGGCGAGATGATCGGCACTGGCAAGATGCCGGGTGTGTCGGTTGAGGTGACATTTGGTGCAGCTGCGACGATGCGCTGGTTGAACTCAGCGAACTCGGATCCGCCTGCAGCGAACTTGATCATGTATTCCGCAATCGTGGGAAGCTTGAACTCGCGCTTCGGTGATGCGTACTGGATGGGAGCAGTGGGTACTGCTGCTTCGATTGCTTCTGACATTTCATCCTCCTCGGATGTTGGGGTTGGGGTTGGTATTACTTCTTCGTCGGGTGCGTCCTCTTCGGGTGAAGAGGCTGCGACTGAATAAACTTGTGCGTCGGCGTATGCCGGTGTCGTGACGACCGACAGTTCTAAGAATCTTGCCTCAGACACCTCTAAAGTGCCGTCTGCGAGCCTCTTGAACTTCGTTGGCACTGCGCCCACAGAGACGCTGTCAAGCGCACCATCGGCGAGCAGTGCGAGAGCGTCATCGGCAGCTCTGGTTGCGCTCAACTTGGCGACGAACATCATGCCTTCGGCAGTTGAGACTCGTTCGGTGACGCGACCGATGACTCGAGTTTCGTCGTGGTACTCCAAAAGCTTGGGCATCGGGCCATCTTCGGGCAGTGAGCCTTCAAGAAACACGACCGATTCACCACCACTAAGAGTCGCTTTGACATTCCAAGGGACGGCAAGGCCTGTGATCTGGCGTGATGGTTCACCATCGGCTGATGCGTCAAGTGTGATCTGTTGAGCTGTAAGTCGAATCATGAGACTTCCTGTGGTGTGCGTGATGATGCTGGTTCTTCCACACTGATCTCGGTGCGGTTCATTTCAACATCGGCGATCAGATCTTCGGTGTCAAACTCTACGAAACGGTTGCGAGGCAAAATGTCTGAGCCCGACAGCGTTTCTTGAATGGCATCCATGTAGAGTTTTGCGCCTAGTAAGTAGAGATCCTGCTTGGCTTGTGTCGCGTTGCTGTAGTTGTAACCAGAGATGCCGATTCCTAAAAGGTATGCGGGAACACCGATCGCTCGAGACAGTTCAAGTGCGCTGAAGTTACGAGCTTCGACAAGTTGCATTTTTGAAGGGTCGGTGTCAAATTGCTCGTATTTTACGGCACTATTTAGTGCGCCTACAGCGTTGACGCGTCGTGCGTTTGACCATGCTGCAGCGAGCTCACCGAGTGATTCTGCATCCAGTGGTTCAGAGCTGTCGGTCTGTTGTAAGTATCCTGCGACGATCTCGTTTGATGCGAAGCGTTCAGCACTGCGATCAAGTTTGATGGCGGTCTCTAAGACGCGACGGCCTGTCCAGAGAAAGCCTTGAACTGGTGCGAGGAATTGGATCACATCGTTGGTCGGGATTGCGATTCCGTTGAATGTGATCTGATCGGATTTTCCGAAGAACTGTGGGCCGGGCTGATCCAAAGTGTCAACCATCTCGCAGGGCATCCACTGGAACGAAAGCGGACGGCCTGTGGCGGAGCTGCGTGAGGTGACATACCAGAACGCTCGTCCGCGCATCATGAGATCCATGCAGGTGTTGCTCATGATGAAGTTGCGAGTGAGTGTGGGATCTGGTTGATCCATCCAAGACTCGTTGGGCTCATAGATTTTTTCGTACTCTTCGCCTGTCCACTGCCGTGTGTAGTGGCGAAGAGGAAGCGAGCCGACAAGCGAGATGATCATCTGCGTCGCTCGAGAAACGGTCGGGACAGACAGAGCCAATTCTGAAGCCGCCCCGACGGTGTAACTCCAAAATTGGCCTAGTCCGCTTGCAGCACTTCCAGCTGCAGCTTGAAGAGGCTCGTGAGCAAACGCAGGGGTCGCGTGTTGCTTCGATCTGCTGAAGAGTGCCATCGCTTCGGAGTCTCGCAAACTATTTTGCGTGTGTCTACTAAGGTCAACCGAAAGCCATCTGAGGTTTCGCTGAAGCCTTCGGACGCGATGTGAGCATGATTCCCCACACTGCACATCGGGCGAGCTCAATCGGGCCGGGTGACTTTTGTGAACTGAGCACGATCGCGCCACCAGTTTTTACGGCGACAGCTCGAGAGAAGTGCTCCGATAATGCGAGGTCACCAGTGTGGCGAACACGATCTTCCACGATCATTGAACGCGCTGCACCAGTCCACTTGATCAATTCGGCATAGCCAACGATGGTCATCCGCCGGCGAAGATCTGGGGGACAGTGGATTTCCAGTGATGGTGTACACGCGAGTTTGACTTGTGGGTCGGTCATTCGTTTGACGACTTCGGCCCACATCTGCTGGGCCGACTCAACTACAAACTCGGTCGTCACGATGACGCGTGTACCGTCGTAAGCGCAACCAATGCCGACATAGCGTGACTCATCAACGGACGAGTCAATGACGAGCCATTGGATTGGTGGCATTGGGTCAACTGTTTTGCGGTCGTTCCACAAGTTGATCGGAAGATACGAGTTGGTTGAGTCCACCCACAGATTCAAGTGGCCTCGGATAAACGCTTGACGATTCGGCGAATCAAACGCGAGCTCCAGTGCTTTCATGCTGATCGTCGTTCCGAGTGCAGGGTTCGCCCAGCCCCAATAGCGACGATCTTCCAGACTGACTCCGGGTGGCAGTGACCACTCTGCGAAGTACAGCGAACCTGTACGGCCTGAGTCAATTGCTGCCATGCCCTGTTCTCGAAGCTGAAGGAGCACTGTTGAGCCTTGGTCGCCGGCGGTACTGAACATCATCATCATCGGATTCTTAACTGCGACCTGTGAAGGACGCAGGGCTGTAAACACAACCTCGGGTGAGATGTCCCAGATCTCGTCCACCAGTAAAACTGATGCCGAAAATCCGTGAGCGTGAGCAGAAGCTGCGACGACTGCAATGGATGATCCGTCTGGGAAATTGATCCGCTCGTCACCGTTCTGCCAGCGAACCTTGCAGAGAAACTTGTCCTCAAGGTCACGAACCAAATCACGAAACAAGGCCATACTCCGACGCTTCTGATTGGCAACAATCAAAATCGTTTGAGGCTCTTTTCGAGAAGCTGCATACTCGGTCGCGAAAAAGCCTGCGCACGCTCTCATAACCAGACTTTTCCCATTCTGACGAGCCGTACTGACACAGGCCTCACGGAAAACGAAGTCGCCGTCCTCGTCCAGACTCAGCGCATCGTTCACGATCCGCTTCTGCCACTCCATCAGATCAATGTTGAGCACACGCTTTGCCCACAAGGTCAGGGCAGGACCATAACTCTCGCCGGCACTGACAGGTGTGACCAGTCTCGGCTCAATCCGTCCCGATGTTGGATAATCCGACAAGTTTCCGCTTAGTCCCTGCTGGTTCAGGCTAGTTGAGGGGATTTCCGAATAGGGGCTCGGGGTGTGGCTTTTGCTCAAAAAAGAAACATTTTGCGTCGCATTGTTTCGTGCTTGGATTCGTTGCGCTGTTTTGTTGTTGACGAAGGTCGCTCCTCGGGATGAGTTGCATGAAGCGCAGCTGGGGACGAGGTTGGAGCGGTCGTATGGGTCGCCTCCACGATCAAGCTCAATGATGTGATCCACTTGTGTGGCCTTGGTTCTCTTGCCGTGAAGCCTGCACCAGTGACACTCACCATCTTCCTCGAGTACAAGCCGGCGCACTTCTTTCCATTGCTTGGTGTTGTAGATCGGGTTACCTGCCATGAATCTCTATGCCGATCTGGCATCCGCACTTCTCAAGGTCTAAGCCTTGGATGACTTTCCATCCTGTGTCTCTGCATTGTCCACAGGGCTCATGTTCCCTTAGTTGAGTACGCGTAGGGACGAGACACTCTGAGTCTTTGTTTATTAGTTCTTTGTATACATCGGGGTTTTCCCCGTAGGGATTTTCCCCACGAGGTTTGACCTGCGGTGATGTGTTTCTCACAGGTTTATCCACACGCTGGGGAGTGTCGAATACGAGCGTGTCATAGCACCATTTGCCTTGCTCGTCTTGGTATCGCCTGCGCTTGATGTAGCCGGCGGACTCAAGCTCTGACATTGCTGTACGGATAGCATCTATTCCCTCTTTTTTTACTGATGCGAGGTGTCGTGTTGATGTTCTCCAGTTGTCAGGCTTGGACAGGACAAAGATCAGTACTCCTGTGGCCTTGAAGGTAAGACGCTGATCTTCAATGATCTCGTTACGGATCTGAGTCCAATTTGACTCAGGTCTGGGGGCTCTGTAGATACTCATGAGACTTCTTCCATCGTGACGCGTTTACCTGCCCGATACGACTGATAACCACGCACCTTCCCATCCACAATCACCTTTACATAGCGATCAAGGTGTTGGTCGGCGTTGAGCAGTGTGAGGACGACGGAGGGATGCGTGTGGAGCTCTCTGGCTTGCTTCTCGGTCAAATTGCGACCTGCACCCACTCGATACAAACAGATGACCTGATACTCAATCATCCGAGCATCGTCCATTCGCCATCAATAAAAATCTCGGCATACATCACGCTCTTAGATAATGCGCTGATGCAAATGCCATCTATGGTCATGTATTCCATTTTGTACTCGTCAATAATGTGTATGGCAAAAATGTAAACATAATGACGGTCAGTTTCTGAGGTCTTGAAAAGGACTCTCATTGGTCGGACGGGTTGCATCCATTCGGTGTCGGGGCTCATTGTGCTTCTTCTTTCGTTTGTAGGGACTTAAAATGTTTGAGTGCTGCACTTGGTGGTGCGAGCTGTGAGATTGGCAGGTCGTAGCAGTCCGTGTTGAAATAGCGACCTGTAGGACTCATCAGGCCGTTCTCATCAAAGTTCATCATCGGATCGCCTTCATGGTGCAAGGTCGCCATCCTAAAGAACTTGTCCCACGAGCATCCACCGAGAAGCCAGACGCACTCAGGTATGCCGGCGACAAACTGCACTCGATTGAAAAAGAAGAAGTCAGACTTCTCAGTTTCTCTCTTTCGTGCTCCGAAATTGACTTTGTATTTCATTGTGGGAGCAGTGGAGCATCTCTGCGTTTTAACTTCAATCGTGTGGCCTGAGTGAAGTCGGATGTCGCTCTTGTTGTTTTGGTGTTTGTACGCGAGAAGGTTGTTGCTCCAGCAGTAATCAATGACAGCGATCTCACCAATCGCACCTAGCAGAAGGTGTTCTTCTTTGTAGTCGGCGCGTTTCTTAAAACTTGCGCCATCTACATCTTCAAGTAGTTCGTTCGCTTCAAAGATGAGACGCTCTGAGACTTGGACTCGAATCATCAGAAAGCCTCCCCTTCGGTCATCTTCTTCGCTTTAAGATCAGCAACCAAAGACTCAAACTCAAGTCGTCCATTCGGAACTTCGCCGGCATGACCAAGGGCCTTCAGTAGTCGCCTTTGACCTTCTGATGCCATCCAAGCCTTCGCGGGCTTCTGCTCGGTTTGACGGTTCACCACTTCCTCAAGTGAGGCCATCTTCGGGAACGACATCATGAGCCCAGCGAGTCGTCCGAGACAACTGGTGGACGCGTTCATTTGCTCGCTGTCACGCGTGAAAGGTGTCTTGCCGGGGAACGGCTCAAAACAGGTCGCTTGACATGGGATCGGATCGTCAGGTGTACGCCAAGCCTGCATCGTCACACTGATGAAAGTCTTGTCACCAATCGTCACAATCTCTGGACGATGCTCCTTGATCCGAAGCTCAGGCCACTTCGCCAGTAGAGCTGCGAAGCGTGTCGGGACATCTACATAGTCACTCAGATCCATAGCGTTCAGCCTCCTCAAATCGGTTGATCGTTGAAGTCAATGATCCGAACGGATCGTTCGCAGGCTTGTAAAAGCCGATCAACTCGTCATAGAGATCTGAGGCCATACCTTGCCACCAAAGGATGCGTTTGTTTCTAATGGTCAGACGCAGTTCAAGGTCTGCGATGTGCTTCTCTTGCTCTCTGATCGTCTGAACCATACCGTCGGGGTCGTTCATGGATAATCCTTCCTAGTTGGATAATCCGACACTAGCGGTTCGGTGTGTCAGAGATGAGCATTGCCCTTCTCTGATTTTCCGATGTGCCTCCCCAAATGCCCGGCAAGGTACGGGCTTCAAATTGGAGCGCATAGTTCAAACAGTCTGCGATGACAGGACACTCTTGACACACTGCGACGGCCTGACGCAGGTCATGCCATGCGTTCGGGCCTTGCTCAGGGAAGAACCAGTCAACGGGCAGATCGCGACAAGCTGCGTCAAGTTGCCAGTCAGGGCGACTCAGCATGGCAAGCTCCAAGGTGTCCAGCCACACTTACCCTGTTCCTCGCGACTATTCCACAACAAGTAAGCAAAGCGAAGATTCGAGGACGGTACAGCCATGTCGTCCAATGTCCAGCCCATCTCGGACAGCCATTCTTCGTGGATCTGGTTGATCTGAGTCAAGCCGTAATCGTGACCATTAAACCATTCAGAGTCCGCCGAAATAGCGATACACCGCGATTCCTTCCACATGACCTGACCAAGCCTCTGCAGAATGTGGGTCTCGTTGGGCCAGCCCATCTCTACGGCAAGCGGAAGCCATTCTTGGCACTTGGTGTCAGGATCAATTTGAGCGAGCTGTACGACCGTTGTGGTGGTCTCTACGGGCTCGTCGTAGATGCTCGCGTTCTCTTCTGCCATCTGCTGGATGATCGCGGCTTCACGGTCTGCTTCTTGCTCTTGTGTCAACGGAACGATCTGCACAGTCTGAGGGACTCTGACAGTTGGCTCTGGTGGTGACTCACCTCCTGAACCGAAGATGATCACAAGACTCAAATAGCCTGCTGCGCTTAAAAGTAGAAACTTAAATGGATTCATTAGTGCCTCCAGTGTCGGGGCTCAGCTGATGCTGTGCTCTCTTGGCAGGGTAATTCGACCCAATCTGGCAAGAGATGTCAAGTCACTTGGAGAAGATGCGTGTGAACGCTTCCTCAACAAGCTTCGGATTATCTGCCATCAGTGGCGAGATCTCCACATGAACCCAGTCAGCTCCGGGCGTGCCACCATTGCGTGAGATCGTCCACTTGAGCCAGTTGTCCCGTGAGCAACGATATCCAGCTCCCCACTTGTCTGTCGGGAACGGTACGCCTGTCCCGTCGTAGGAATGAATCTCTTCAATGTTCAGATCGTCGCGATTCTTAAACAAGAACTGGACAAGATCTTTCCGTTGCGCTTTTGTGCCTTTAAGATCAATGGCGCGCCATGTCGCATGAACGGACAGCTGTGGGCCTGAACGCATCGGTCGGTTCGCGTAGATGCCAATGTTCTTTACACCGAACAAATACTCAACAAACTCCACAAATCGCTTTGTGCCGGCGCGGGGTGTGGGGTGGTTGCCTTCTTTGCTTCCTGTGTACGGTCTAGCTGTCATGTTCTTTGTCCTTGTCCTTGAGGCCGTTGGATGCGAGTAGTCCTGTTAATGCTCCAGCAAGTACGAGTAGGACGCTGGAGAGCACTTCCCATCCTTTGGAGTCGTTTGGTGAGACTTCAAGTGGTTGTACAACGAAGGTGAGTGAGTAGAGGATCATTCCGACGGACATCAGGAATGTGAGTGAGAGTGCGATTCCGACCATTAGGACAAGTCGTGCTTTAATCTCTGAGTTGGTGTATTTCTTCATGGTGTGGTTGCTCCGATTGTGGTGTCACATCTGGGGGCTTCGGGTTTGGTTGTGCAGTCGCCTCGAGTGCGGTCGGTGCATCCAGTGACGACGAACATGAGGACGATGGCGAGACCTGCGACAATGGCAAGCGTTTTCATGCTGTATCAGGGTGGTTGCTGTTATAAACACCTTGCTCAACCCATGCTTCGTATTCCTCGTCAGTCATGAAGCGTTCGGTGTCGTCCACTTGAATGTAAACAGCGTCTTGTGGGTATAGGGCTTTGTATTCTTCGGGTGTCATGTTTTAGTTCCTGTATCCGTAAACACAAATTGTTCCGCCTGTAATAGTTCCTGTTGACGGTGTCAAAGTGAAAGCTGTGTATTGAGTTGCATTATCTAGAAAACCTCCGCTCACAGCTGCGTTGCCGAGGGCAATGCTTTGGACATATCGGCCGTTGTAGTGAGTTCGTTTTGCCAAATTAGGGCTAAACAATTCAATCTCGCCGTTAAGGTTGTTTGTGCTTATAATCCCGGCTCGTGACCACGAAGTAGTGTTGCTGCCGTTTAATGACGAACTAGAAGCCGAAGCAAAAGTCATTGACAAAGCACCAAAATAGTAGCCTGTCGCAGTTGCACCCAACGTCATGTTTAAAGTTGCAGTAGTTGAACCAACACCGCCAGAAACAATGATTTTGTAGTCGTCAAAGTCAGCCGAAAAAGCGTCTGTCACAGTCACACTGGCAACAGTTGTGCCGATTGTCTGCGACTTGACAAGCCACAGACCGACAGCGTTCATTTGTGCTGCTGTCAAAACTGCGCCAGAAGTAAAATCTGGAGGGGTTGCCATAATGTTTCTCCTTTACCAGCCGAGTCGACTGGTGTCTAAAATGCCTACAGTTGATGAGTTAAGAATAAAAAACTGGTAAAGCGTTAACGGACTAAAAAATACTTGAAACAGTGTTTCGGCTGGTGTTGCTGTTATTTGTACACCTTCCATGACGACTGCTTCACTTTGTGGCGCAATCGGTGCGCCAGTCTTTTTTTGTATTTCGTAGCTGATGTTGCTTGTCCGCAAATATCCGAAAGGGCCTGAAATGTTGGCGACAAATAAACCTAGATTTGTTGCGTCTTGGGCTGCATCAGAAAAGCCGATTGTGTAACGCAAATCTGTTGGGTCCGATTGACTGTTTGCAAGCCATGACGCAAGGTCAAAAGCTTGGCTGTTAGACGAGTCAACTGTTGACAACGAATAGCCGTTTTGCCCGTATGTTGTAAGCGATGTTGTTTCTTGTGCTGTTTGTGTCGTTAAGCCTTCCGGGCTGACTTGCACAAAGTTCATCATGTTTAAACCGTTTTGGATTCGTTCAAAAGTCTGGTAAACAATGTTTGTTGCAGGTGTCTCGTAAGAAAAATCGTATGGTGCAGTCCAATTATCAATTGATGAGCGCGCCATCGGCTTCAAAATTGTTCCGTCGTAAAACATTAAACCTTTCTCAGTTGTAAGGTTTAATTGCACTCGAGTTGCCACACTTCCGGAA